AGACCGTTGAATTTCTCAGCACCACCGGTAGTTGCGTTAACAAGCGCTGCTTCAACACTAGTTGCGTGTGCACGAGCTACTGACTCTACTAGCATAGGCATAAGGTTAATAAGAACTTGTTCATCAACTTCATTTTCCATGAAAGTAGTAGAGATCAGACGATGTGCAGTCAAAGTTGCTGCAGTAGGACGACCGCCGTTTGGCGTAAGAGTACCATCAGTTGATGCTGCGTTGTTATTCCACTGAGCACCAGAAACATCCATTTGAATTGGCAGAATAGTAGAAGCGCCATTTACTTGAATCTCACGGAAAAGCTTAGCAATCTTAGTTTCGTTCATGATTTCTTTTTCAATCAAAGAAGATACTTCTTGATCAATCTGGAGGCCACTAACATCACCTGCTGCTGCATCACCATAGCTGATACCTGCTTTTTGTTGAAGGTCGCGAGCAAAAGAAGTGTTCATGCCTTTACCAGTCATAACACCCAACATGTGAGCATACATGAAGTCCTTGCCCCACTTAGAAAGGTCGCCTTTAGCGTCTGAACGATCGCCAAATACGCGCTTGCTGTTACGCATAGCTTCGATTTCTGCGTTCTTCTCTTCGAGGTCCTTGCCAAACTTGCCAAGTACTTCTTCAAGCTTAGCATCTTTCTCAGCTAATTTAGCTGCTACGTCGGCCATAAGAGACTCTACGCCAGTCTGAATGCCTGTTTTAATACGAATTTCTTGTGCTTCAATTGCTGAAGCTTGAGCTGCTTTAGCATCAAAGTCTGCTTTCTCAGCTGCTTTTTGTTCGGCTTGCTTCATTGCGATTTTGGCAGCAGTTTCGTCCGCTACTTTTTTAGCAAAAGCTTCCAAGTCGATGTTTTGGTTATCCATTTTGATCTCCTGATCTGTAGATTTCTCTACGCTTTGCGGTGCGTCACTAGCTACGCTAGAAGTATTGACTTCGTCTTTAGCCAGAGACTGACCGGCTAGATCCACACGATTAGTGAAAGTTTTTTTGAATTCTTCGTACTCTGCAATAGAGTCGAAAGATTTCGATAGCGAAAAAGTAGCTGCTTGGTTACAAGGAACGGAAACAACCGAAACTTCAAACAACTCAGCATCCTTAATCATAAGTCCATCGGTTTCTTTAATATAATCAGCATCCTTGACTCTGAAACCGACAGAAAAGGCTCCAAGAACACCGTCTTTAACAAGTTCAGCTACATTACCAGGTGCATTTTTACTAATCTTACACTCTAGCTCTAGTCCGTTAGGGCCAGCTTTCATACCTGTAGCTCTACCAATTGGTCTATCATAATCATGATTAAATAGAATAATTGGATTTTTTTCAAAGTTTTTTAATCCACCTTTTTGCCAAGCTTCTGCTGAGATGGAATCACCTGCGCGGTCAAAATCAGCTGTACTTGCCATACCACGAATCATTACAGAACCGTCATCTGATTCGAGGGCTTTAAAAGTAGATGTAAGATTAAAGATTTTATCCATCTTACTTTCCCGTTTTAACTGCCGTAGCAGGCTTAACCGTTGCTTTAGGCTTTTCAGCTTTAAGCTCTGGTTCTACTTTAGATACCGCCGGCTTGGGTGCTGGCGATACTTTTTTCTCTTCTGCTTTAAGAATTTCTGCCCAGAGTGTTGGTTCTTGTGTTTCAATAGCTTTAAGAAGTCGGGGCCACCTTCCAAAATATTTTTTAATATCTTGAATAGATAAAGGTGCGTCTTTCATGTGTCTATACTGTTCGATGTCTTTTGCAAGACCATTCTCAAATAGAAAGATTGCCATTGACGAGACAAGTGCCTTCTTTTTTCTGATTGGTAGTTCTGCCATTTTATTCTCCTTGTGAATCAGGCTGTGTCGGTGCGCCACCTTGGTCAGGGTTTACTGCGCTTCCGGCAATATTTGCAGGTATTCGAATCTCGTCGTGACCATCCATGTGGTCAAACCCAAGAGCACTTCGTGCTTCATTGGCAGATATGATTCCTGTGTTTACTAATGATGCATAATATGCTGAAGCATCTCGTAGTTCTGGCTGTAGTGCCGGAATATCTGTAATATCCTCGTATAACTCGAAACCAAAAAATCTCTCTAGTGCTCCATTCAACTTTCTTACGATAGGAAGGACAGTTTCGAGATAGTATAAACGCATATTTGGACGAATATTTGCATTATTACCAGAATCTAACATAATTGGTGGAATTCCAAGCGCCTTCAGAATAACCTTTTCGTTATCTGCAATTGCCATTTGGAAATCTAAGTCTCTAAAGCTCACATTTGAAAGCTGGTCTACTTCAATTCCGCCATCAAGTATAAGAGGTCTACGACCACCTGCATCAGGGCTATAACGCTGCTGCCAGGCCATTATCATACGCTCTTTAATTTTGTCTGATAATGTATTCGGGCTTTTAAGAACAAGGCCAGGAATAGCTCCATTCTTGAAGAAATTATCTTGGAAGTCTCGCATACGCTTCATAAGTATCATTGTACGAAGAGCGGGCTTTAAACGAGAGGTGCCTCGATAGATAGAGTAGAAGGAGTTTTCCTTTACGTGAATTATCTCGCTTGGAGAATAATCAATCTTACCATTAAAAGTAAATTTCTCAATGTAAGTAGTATCACTTGCATGAATAGTCATTTTGCTAGCAGGTAAGTGATACAGGTGAGCACCATCAAAGTAAATAAAGATATTACCGTCAATAATATAATCTGTAATTAAGTTACGACGAAATGTGCTAATATCTTGAAAAGGGTTGGGCTCTTTATTGAGTAACAAGTCAACTCGTGAGCGTTTAATTCCTTTTACAACTCCAGAAGTATTTAACTGCTGAGCAACTGTTGTTGGAATAGCTGCTGCATCATCTACAATCATATTTACACCGCGATTTACTACTTCTAAATCTTCGTATGCTTTCTCGTACTGGTAGGTATATTCGCGTGAAGGCTCTATATTATGGCCATAGTAACTTTGAGCAGGGTTTAATTTCTCCTCTGCATCTACGCGATTACGCCCTAAAATAGTATCATACCAAGCCATATTTTTCTCTTTGAATCTCTACCCAACGCATCTGCTTTTTTGCTGTTCCGAGCGCAGGGTCTTTTCCGTAAATTGAATGCAATTTTAAATGATGGCTATGACATAAAGTGACAGTATCATCGTATAGCTCGCGAGAGTGCTCTTCAATAAAATCATCCCGAAGTGATTGTATGTATTCAGGATTATGCTTATTCTTTAACATCCACTGATTGAGCAGGGGCGTTAAACTATAATAATGGTGAAAATCAAGTTGCTCTGTTTCGTTACAAATCTCACAGGCCGTCCCCTTCTGGTACTTAGACTTTGCCTTGTCACGGACGTACTTCACTATATCACGTTTTAACTTAGGCATTTCGGTTTCCAGGATTGATTTTTCATTAGAAGAATTATAACTACTTTAAGGTCAGATGTCAATAACTATTTTTAAGCACCTATCATTAGAAGCTTGTGGATGAGGTTTGAAATGAATATAGGGCATATCGTAGCGCATCAGCCATGTGAGATGCCATATTATGTTTCGGCTTTTCTTTTATTAAATTCGGATTTGGGTCCCACTGATAGGCATCTAGGCAAATTAAGGACTCTTTTTGTAACTGGTCTACGAATAAGAAATCATTATCTACAATAGCGGCAACATGAGCAATTCCATCTAGTACCGACTTTTTCGCATTAATAGTGGATATTCCATAATTTTGCGCAAAGTCAAACCGTGTCTGCTGAGCAGCACTATCAATATAGATATAATCAATATCCCAACGATCAATAAGTTTCTGTATTTCTTCAGCGTGCTGTTCTGTTGTTCGTTCTGCGTTTAGATACTCATCTACTAGGTAGTACCGTTCTGTATCCCAATCATATGCAATTACGCACATTGCTGTTGGGTCTTTAAAACCAACGTCCAACCCCGCAAAGACATCCATACGACTAGTGTCAAACTGAGATAGATCTTTTACGCAGCCTTCAAAATTAAACTTCCAGATTTGTCCTTCATAAGTATTAAAGTCAGCTTCATACTCTTGCCTGAATTCTGCATCAGACATAGACTTACGAGCTTCTTTAATATCACTTTCAGACATACGAGGATTGTCACGATAAGTTGCACGAATTGAACACCATTCTTCAAACTCATCTGAATACCCTCTATAATAGAACTCAGAGAACCAGTTGTTGCGACCCCGTGGGGTCGATATAAAAATCGCTTTCGAATTTGGTTTGTCTAGTGTAGGTCGCAGTGCTACGTTGAAAGCATCTCTTCCATCGGCAAGTGCAGCTTCGTCAAAAATGATAAGATCATAAGAACGACCCACGCAAGAATCCACCTGATTGACAGAGCCCATGCGAATGGTGGAACCGTTGGAGATTTCAATTACTTTATCTTTTGCATTGTCTTTCGTCACTTCTAGGTCAAAGTGCTTAATTAGATTTCTTTGTAAATCAAAAGAAATCTGAGACAAGGCGTAGTTGGGGGACATAATAAGAATATTAGACCCTGGTACAAG